TACCTGGTGATATTATTGGTAAGGTAGGTATTTAATATGGCTGATGTTGAGAAACAATATCAGGATCTTTATTCGATGTATGAGGACGCTACAAATAGTCCTTATGCCTCTTATGTTCCTCAACCAACTAGAACCGCTCATGATTTATTGCTTGGTGCTATAGATGATACATACGGTCAAAAACTTCAAAATTATATTGCGCAGGTTAAGGGTTTAGAACTTCAAGACAAACAATATGATCGTTTATTTTCTGCTTTAAAACGTAATGGTATAAATCCTTATTATATGTTTTCTTCTGGTGGTTCTATGTCTGGTTCTACTTCCTTTCGTCCTGAGAACTCTTCTCCTGAAGGTCAGACTAATTCTGGTGGTTCTGCTATGTCTTTATTATTAACTGGTACTATTGGCGCTCTTGTAAGTGCTCTTACTAGATCTGGTAAGGCTGGCCGTGATGTTACTAAGAATGTTACTAACTATTTTTTTGGTAAAAAATAGGTGTAACGGCTGACGAAATCGATAGGTCTTGTTATGTTTATAGCCCAGCGAAGGCTTCGCGCCTCGCTGGGCTTTTTTTACGCTTAAAAATTTGGATCTTTGAATTTCCACGTGTGTGCGGTTTTCTTTCAGTTGCGCGCGCGCGTGACAAACTTCACACAAATTTTTATAATTTTTTCACCGTTTACGCTTTTTAGAAGGGTTCCCTCTTGCTCGACAAGAAGGGTAGATAGTTTCGTTAAAAAAAGTTGCTAGAGTATGGTAAAGCAAGTGAAATGAAATACAAAAGCAACGTTGATATTTCATCAACTTTGAATCTAGCCTTTAATAAAAAAGCCCAGCGAGGCGCGAAGCCGTTGAGCGTTTTTATTAACAAACAAAGCGCATGCGCGTGGGCACATTATTTCTTGATTTATATGTGCCCACTGACTAGAACAGAGGAATCTGGCTAGTCAATATTGTGCTCTAGAATGTAATCTTCTTTTATGTATTTGTATAGAAATTTTGGATCACTACTGAAATAGAATTTTATCATGTCTTTTAATGCTTCTAATATTTCATCTTCTTTATAAAAAATGTTTTCTCCTATTTTTAAAGATAATTCTAGATCGAATTTTTCATCACCCATCACTATTTTTACTTTAAATTTTTCCATATTATTCATCCAGCCATTTTGTTGTGGTTATAATGCGCACTATTTCGTTAATATCTTCCTGGTGTTCCATGATGTTAATTAACTCTGCTAATTCACTTGTTTTTTTAACAAGTAAATATTTGATAAATGTTGAGGTTGTTATATGTTTTTTGGCGCAAAAGTCTCTCAACCATGCTACTTGTTTTTTAGGTAGTGTTATCATTATTCTTTCGTTGGTTTCTTTTATCATTTTGTAACTCCTTAAGTGTAACACTATTTTACTCAGGTGTAACACTAAGTGCAACACTTTTTAAAAGAAAGAAGCAAAGAAAAGTTAAATCTAGACTTGTTATTATCAAAATAATAACATAACTAACTAACTTTAAAAAAATTATAAAAAAAGTTATTTTTGAATTGACAGAACCCCCCCCCCCTTGTAGTATGAGGCTATGACTTGTTTTCATCCTTTATATAAATTTGATGTTGGTAATAAGACGCCAGAAGGTAAGCGTGATCTCTATTGGATCCGTAATCCTAATCAGTCTATAGCAGATTTAAAGCGCATTTATGGTCGCGGTCTTGTTCCTATTCCATGTGGTAAATGTTTAGGATGTCAACTTGATTATTCTCGTGACTGGTCTGTGCGTTGTATTTTAGAAGCTTCTCGCTATCAGAGGAATTGCTTTCTTACTTTAACTTTTGATGAAGAACATCGGCCTGAGCGTGTTTCTAAGGATGATTTATCAGATTTTATGAAACGTTTGAGGAATATGTTTCCTAAAGCAAATATCAGGTTTTTTGGTTGTGGTGAATACGGTGAGATTTTTTCTCGTCCTCATTATCATGTTATTATTTTTAATTTCGATTTTGCTGATAAAAAGCGTTTTAATAAGACTTTATTTACTTCTGAAGATCTTAATAAACTTTGGCCTTTTGGATATGCTACTATAGGCGAAGTAACTCAGGCTTCATGTGGTTATGTTGCTCGCTATTGTATGAAAAAGAGATCCAAAGAATCGAAATATGGTGATGAATTTGTTCTTATGTCCAGACGTCCTGGAATTGGTGAATTTTATCTTATGGAACATCCTGACATGTTTGATACTGATTATGTTTATGGAAATTTTGGTAAAAAGTTTAAATCTTCTATTCCTCGCTATTATAAGAAGTTAGCGGAAAAATACGGAATTTCTATTGAAGATTTTAATAAGCGTGCTATTGAACGCGCAAATAATTTTGAACAATTAGATCTTAATCTTCATGGTATGAATGATTTTGAGTTACTTCATACTTTTAATGAAAGTATGTTAACTAATAGAATTAAATTTTTAAAGAGGAATTTAGCATGATGAATTTTATTTTAAATAATTGGCGTTGGATCTTATCCGCTTTTTTACTTCTTGTGTCCTTTCTAGTGTTGCTTATACGTAAGCGTCCTAAAACTTTTATAGATACCTTCGGTTGTGTTAAGGAAGCGATTCTTGAACGTTTGCCTCTTTTGATCTCTCTTTGTGAACGTCCTGGATCTGGTTCTGAAAAGTTAGACGAAGTTATCATTTATTGTCTTCAATATATTGAGGATGAAGTTATTGGCCGTCAGTTAAGTGATATAGAGAGGTCTTATTTTACTGATTTTATATCTAAGCATGTTGAGGCCATTCTTATGACGCCTCAAAAGAAGGGAGTTAAATAAGTGCGAAATATTAGAAAAGAATCTAAAAAAATGCGAAGACGTAATATAAACCGTGCACACAAAACTAACGCTAAAAACAGGTTATTTTATGTTCCTCGTGGAGGTGTCCAGTTATGATTTTGAATGTTTATTCTAAAAAAGATACCGTTTTAAATATTTTCGAAAATCTTGTAGTTTTACAAGATGATGAAAAAACTGTTAAAGAGAGAGTTAGACGCTCAGTAGTTCTTCCTGAAATGAAAAGAAGATTTCTTGATTCTGATTATTATCAAATTGGTACTTTTGATGATGCATCAGGAAAGTTTGAGGCTTTTCCTACACCTAAGTTTTGTTTTAGTCTTACTGAGTTTGTTCCTTTATTTGATCTTACGCATCCTAATGAGGTGACTAACCATGGAACAAAAGAAGTCTAAAAATCGTTATATTTCTAGGACTGTGGATCGTGGTGTTTTCTACGCTCCTGAATGTCCTGAAGTTATTGTCCATAAGGACTTTGTTTTTGATGAAAATCACAAATTAAAAATTAAAGAAGTTTCTCGTGAAAATATTCAAGAGTTAATCAATGCTGCTGCGGAAGATTCAGGTTTAAAAGCCGTTCTTTCTCGAATTTTAAAAGAAAATGATGTTGCAGAATTTAATAATCTTGCTTTAAGAAATGAGCAAATTGTTGATGCTCGCGCTTCTCAAAAAGTTGATGTTAATGAATTATTTAAGGATAAACAAACATCTTATGATAATGCTGAGAAGTTGGCTAAGTTATTTGGTCTTAAACGTGATGAATTACTTAAACTTTCTAATGAAGATATAATTCGTTTAGTTCGTGAGGCTTCTAGTAAATTACAAAAACCTAAGGAGGAAAAACATGAATAAAATAGTTGATACGAAAGCCCTTCTTAAAGGGCCTCGTTCTGTTTGGAAAGATTCATTTTCTCATATTGGTACTTCTCAACATGGGAAAATTGTTCCTGTTTATTTTAAAGAAATGTTACCGGGTCAAAATTTTAAGCCTTCTACCGGTCTTTCTATTAGAATGAACCCTTTAATTTCACCAATTTTTGATGATATTTACGCTGATATTTATTGGTTCTGGGTTCCTTATAGAATTATTTGGAATCAGTCTAAACAATTTTTTGGTGAAAATGATGTTAAGGCTTGGACTCAGACTAAAAAACTTCAAATGCCTCATGGTTCTAGTGTTGCTATAGATATTGAAAATGTCCCTCAATGCCTTTTTGACTATATTTATGGCTCTCTTGCTTCTAAATCTGGTTCTAAAGTTTCTGATGATGATTTTAATGATTTACCTTTAAGAGCATATATTGAAATTTATAATCAATGGTTTAGAAATCAAAATGTTATTGATCCTGTTCTTTATAACAAAGATTTTGAATCTACTTCTGATAATGAATATGGCCTTTATTATGAGGATGCACCTCTTACTGCTTGTCGTCTTCATGATATTGCGGAAACACTTCTCCCTCAACCTCAGAAGGGTGACGCTGTGACTTTAGGTATTGGAGATTTTGCTCCTTTAGGTGTTCTTACTAATGATGATGATACTCTTAATGGTTATCAACCAAGGGCTTATAACACAACTGATAAATCTTGGTCTGATTCTAATGATCCAAATATTATTTTTGGTTATAATTTTGGCTCTGATAATAATTATTTCCGTGCTTTAGGAAACTATGATAATGTAGCGTCTTCTTCACAACCTGCTACTTTAATTAGCCGCGCAGCGGAAGATATTTCATTTGACGATGTTAGTGCTATTTCACTTAGTGATTTTAAAACTAATTTAGTGGCTGATTTACAAAATGCAACAGCCGTTACTATTCAAGATTTATATTATGCTGAATGTCTTGAGAGATTCCGTTATCTTCTTGGTATTGGTGGTTCCCGTTATCAAGAATTTTTACGTACTATGTTTGGTGTAGTTCCAAATAGTGAAATTTTGGATGTTCCTGAACTTCTTCATAGTAAGAGAATTAAACTTAATATTTCTCAAGTTGTTTCTAACGCTGAAACTTCTGTTGGTGATTCAGTAATTCCTATTGGTGAAGTAGCCGGTATGTCTTGGACTAATGATAGAACGGTTAATTGTTTTAATAAGTATTGTCCAGAACATGGACTTATTATGGCTGTTATGGTTACTAGACATCCAACTACTTATGCTCAAAAAATTCATCCATTTGCTTATAAGAAGGATCTTCTTGATATTTATGTTCCACCTTTTGCTAATATTTATGATGTTCCATTTTTAACTAAGTATATTTATCCTTATCTTGATTCTACAGATACTCGTGAAATTCTTGATGATACACTTGGTTTTGCTACACCTTGGTGGGACTACAAGCATGAATTAAATAAAGTAAGTGGTTATATGAATCCTGTCTATCCTGCTTCTTTAAAGACTTATAGTCTTGCTACTGTTTACAGTTCTAAACCAACACTTTCACAAGAATTTGTTGAAGAATCTAGGCAGTCAATTTTAAGAGTTACCGCTGGTGATTTTAATTTTGATTATATGTGGTCTTTCTATGTTGAATATGAAACTGCTGTTCGTATGAACCCTGATAGTGTACCTGGTGATATTATTGGTAAGGTAGGTATTTAATATGGCTGATGTTGAGAAACAATATCAGGATCTTTATTCGATGTATGAGGACGCTACAAATAGTCCTTATGC